ACACTTTCAGCTGGATTAAAGAAACGTGGGATATTGACGTTTGTTATGACATTAGTGTTTATTCCAATATTAAAAGAAATTGACCTATTCAAAGAAGTAACGACATTCCCAGCGCTATGAGCCGTGCCAAGAACTCCGTCAAACTCTCTCTGAACTTTTACTTTTCCATTTACATTATCAACATCTAAAACCAACATTCTTTCCGTTGTTATACCTAGAATATCATTTGAATTAATATTTCGAGCAGATAAATCACCAGCTAAATCAATACTAGTAACGATTCCAGTAACACCTGTAGTTCCAAGTCCAACGTTTAAAAGAAATCTTGATGTGCTAAATCCTATTCGATGTTGACCATCAAGTCTTCTAAGTGTATCTGTGGATAAACCAGATACGTTGATAACGTCACCAACTAACAGTCCATGAGGTTGTGATGAGAGACCTATTACATTTCCAGTACGATTGTCATAACTAAAAACAATATTTTCAACTTTTATTACTGTAGATGCAATTGATACTATTTCTTTTCCATCAATTATTGATATTTTTGCTGCTAAACCACTTCCTTCATCTAAGTTTTTAATATTTAATTTTTCGTTAACTTTATAACCAGATCCAGCACTTTCAATCTCATATTTATTAATTTTACCCGAAGATGCAAAATCAACTTCTATTTCTTGTAATACTTTCTTTCTACTGTCGAATATTCCCTCATACTCTGATCCAGCAGCATCAAGTTTGTATGGATTAGTGTTTCTTCTAAAATTTAAAGTGTTTAGATCAATATTTTGATTATTTGTCTCTACAAAATTCCAATCATCAGGTTTTGCAGCAAAATTAACACCAATTAAATATGGAAAAGCTGGAGAACGAAAATTTTTAAATGTTCCACTAGTTTCGTTTTCACTTGGATTAATTGTTGCAAAATAAGCATAAGTTCCCTTTGGATAATCAGGTGTAATACAATATCTTCCATTATTTTCATCAAGATCACCATTTGCGAGATACTCATAATCTTCAATAAAAAATCCAAGTGGGAANGTTGATATTGGAGGGCCATTCTCTCTTGATGTTTTAAGAGAGTAACTNGATCTCATAATTCTAACAGCACCACCNTCTTTACGATCATATCCATACGGGCCATAAATTGGATTTCCGTCATANGCCCATCCTAAGATAGGTGAGTGATTAAGAGATACTTGCTCTGCGTTGTTTAAAATATTTAAGTCATTTGAAGCATAATCAATAGTTCCATCACTATTTTTTGATTTTAATATTTTTCTAAGACCTCTTGGTGCGTAGAATGATGTAAACTTAATACCCTCATCATTATCACCACGACTCAAGAATCCATCATCATCATAAAATATATCCTCATATCGTTTAACATTATTAACTGACCAAGATCTAATTTTTGGTAAGAATACAGCTCCTGTGCCAGGCAAATTTTCTTGAACTCCAACTAAAGATGTAGTATATCCAACTCCTCCATTTTTAACTGTAACAGAATCAACTCTTCCATTTTTAATTGATGATACTAATTTTGCGCCTACACCATCTCCCAAGATCGTTAAATCTGGAGTAGATGTATATTCACCACCAGAACGAGTTACAATTACGGATTGTATTTTTCCATTTGTAACAATAGCCTTGTATTCTGATGAAGATCCAGAAGAAACTCTTACAGATGGAGGAATACTGAAATTAAATGTTGTGGATGCACCATAACCTATTCCCGCCTTTTCAACGTTTACAGAGGTAATAGAACCCCTTACAATGGGATTTATGATTGCATTATAGTCTTCACCTTCACCACCAGATGTATTAATACCTATGACACCTTTTACAGAAACTTGAATTGGTGGATAGTTAAATATGTGTTCTCCTGATCCTACAGATGTAAGTCCAACAAACTGTTTAGTTAAATAATTTGCATTTGATAAAGTAGTTCCAATGCCAGCAGATGCCAATCTAAATTGACTATCATTTATCTTTAAAACATAATAATCTTGATCAGTATCTAAACCACCGATTCTAATTTCGTTATTTGAGTATCTAATTATTTCACCATCTTCAAATCCATGATTTGTATATTCAATATAATCAGAATATGTATTAATACCAGCTGTAGGAATTAATCTCCTCTTATTTTCAAATCCTTCGCCAGGATTTTCTACAATAACATCACCTAAAACTAATTTTTTATTTAAACTTTGAAGTCTTTGAGCTCCATCTGCAAAACCTGTGATATTAATTAAATTTGATTTTGTTAAAGCATCATTTTTTGTATTTGCTAGTTTAACTGTTGATGCATTTACTCTCGATACAAAATAGATAGATTCATCAACAAGTCTTTGATCTGGAGTTTCTTGTATTGCAGTTGTTGTAATTCCAGCACTTGCAATACCAATCGCACCTGTATTGAATGTTTTATAAATTACAGCTTCTCCATCACGGAACTTATGAAATGTTCCAAATCCAATGGTATCCTCTGAAATACTGATTGCGTTACCAGTTGAAGATGCGTCAAAGTCAATAAAGTGATCTATCTGTCTTAGTCTTGATCTTAAAACTGCATTTTTACCGTTACCACCTGTGATTTGAATAACTGGAGGTTCAGTATAATCAAAGCCTGGATCTACGATATCAATTCTATCAATTTGACCTTTTATGACAGGTGTAGCACTTACTCCAGCACCAGCTAAACTTTCAACAGTAACTTTTGGTGGATTAATAATATCATATCCAGATCCTCCTCCTAATACATCAATTGATTCTACACCACCGAATTGAATAACATCACCTGATTTATAATTAGATATTTCAGTTCCATTTACCAATATTCCAGTGGTGCCTGGTATAGTTTGATACTGGTTTCCGTCAAATGAAGGAGTTAACGGAATTCTTTTTAATAATTTTTGATGATCTAATTTTTTGTTTGCCAATTCTGGAACGGATATTTTAAAAGTTCCTGTTCCTGTTGCGTTTACAAAGTTTCCATTAATCAAATCAGGTAGAGAGTTTGCAAGACGAATGTTATTAGAATCTACACGACTTATGAAGTAATTATTTCCATCAATCAATTGTCCTAAGAAACCACTGATAACATTATATGTGACTACTTCTCCAGAATAGAATCCATGATCAGCAGCACCCTCTGTAACCTGTATCAACTGTATAACGTCTCCGCCAGTGGCGCCAGTCCACGTTATAGACCGATCTGGCGCTACTATAGGTTCATTACCTAAACTTGGTAATGATGGGGAAGCGACATACATTCTATCATCCGATTCTTCATAAACATTTTGAACATCAACAGTGTATTTTGTAATATTATCATGAAGTGAACTATTACCTCTTTTTGTTTTTCTTCTTATAAATGCGATGGTAAATTCATTAACGCCAGGCAAATCACCCAGTATTAAAGTAGAACTGTTAATTGTACTAAGAACACGACCTAATCCAATTACATTTGAATTAGCATCTAAAACCTCAACCGAATCTTCTTCTAATAACTTATGATCTGATTGAGTAACAATATTAAAACTACTTGATGATACCTTAGTAACAGTCTTTGGAGTTTGTTTTACAGTTGTATTATAAACCCAAGATCCAAAATTAGAGTCCTCAGAACTTTTGTTAATACCAAAAGTACCAACTCTAACTTTATCTCCCTTGTTAAAGTAATAAGTTTCTTTTGGAATTGGAAAATCTTTTAAAACACCAGTAATTAAAACCTTGATCTTATTTGTTCCACTTGCGAATGAATAACCATAAGCGACATTGTTATATCTAACATCATCACCAATACTCTGAGTATCTACGGCTGAGGATATTCCTAAGAATTGATTTGCGGTTTTACTCGTATAAGTTACAACACCAGCAGAAACAGCAGTTGGTAATGACAATGAACCGCTTGTAGGGAATCCAACTGTAGTATCAACTGTCATCACAGTTGAACCAATCGAAATTGGATCGGTGATACGAGTTCTGCCTGGAACTTTAAAATGACCTTCTATTGAATCTTTTGATATACTTATCTGATAATAATGATCTCCATCAACAACAAAATCTTTTACATCAGATATCGCACCAGAAGCACCAAGGATAGTTTTATCATTCTCATCTAAATCTTGGAAAAGTGTTGATCCTTTTAAATTTCTTGGGTCTCCTGTAATTGCTTTAACTACAAAATCTTGTGCAAATCCATAATCTGCATCTGAAGGTTTGATTAAAAACTCAGATGGTTTAATAATATTAACTTCTTCACCATATAAAGCTCGAAATAAAATTTTATATGACTCATCTGTTCCTTTTGTCCTATAAAAATCTTTAATTTGTCGAATAAACTTAACTTGATCTAAATCACTATCAAATTTTCTCTGTTCAAATCCACTTGCAAAGGTAGTTTTAAGTTTTTTAAAGAAATCACGAATGAAAAGATTTGATAAATTAAAAACTTTTGTTCCACCAGTATGTGCAACACCAGTGCTTGTATTAAAAGATAACAAATCAGGGCGAGTAGGCTGATCCATTGCATCAACACCACTAAACCCTCTCACACACCCTGTAAAGGACGTTGTTCCGATGCCTGTGTATGTAATGATCTCATCATCTATTTTAAGCAATCCATACTTACTTGGATAACCTTTTGTAGAATCTACAAAGATTGTATCTGAATATGACTCTGTGTTTGTTGATAATCCAGTGTATTCTGTAAGTGCAGCACCTACATATGTTTGTAATTTAGTATATCTGTCAAGATTTTCAGCAATATTAATTGATCCACCCTGATACTCTTGGGAAATATAGTATTGTTTCATAAAATCCACAAAAAGTGGACTTTCAGCCTGAACAAACTCAGGTAACTGGTTTTCAATTACCTGATTGATTTCGACTCTTTGAATTGAGGTATCTATCATTAATATCCGCCGCCAGAACTAGATCCACCACTTGATGTAGATGGAGTAGATGTTGTTGTTGAAGTTGTCATGGCCGAAGTATATGTCGTACCTGACGAAGTTGTTGTCGTTGTTGAAGAAGCAGTTGATGGAAGAACTGAATCGGTAGTTGACACTGGAGAACTTGAATTTCTGGTATAAGTTGGTGTATAGTAACTGTGAACATGAACAAATCTTGATCCAGATGTATTTTCACCTGATGCGATTAGATCTTGAACAACTTTAATGTTTGTATTTGACATATCAAATTTAACATATAAATCATTCAGTCCAACTACGTCATTTGAATGAGGAATTGCTTGAATTTCAATAACGTTGTTTGCAATTACTGTTGAAAGTATATTTACAGTATCTATAAGTATTTCACCATGCATATAATCAACTGTCCCTGCATTTTTCTTAATTACAACAGGAGTTCCCCCCTCTGTGTATGTAAAGAAGAAAATTCGACCTTTATCTCGATCAATTGACTCATCAGCAAGATAAACAGTTCCAGCAACACCTTGAATTCTAAATCCAGTCGAAACAACATTGTAAGATTTCTCTTGAACATGGAACATGTTTCCAAAACACACTTCATATTGAGCAAACTTACTAATTTCTGCTATTAAGTTTCTTCTAATTAAGACTCTAGTGATATTTGACGTAATTGACGAATCAACAGAATCAATTAGAGTTACTGCCTTACTATACTTAAATCTACCACCAAATTTATTGACATCGATTGATCTAGAGTATTGTGTAAGTGCGTTTGAAATGCTAGTTTTTAAATTATCTGGATCATTACTTAAATTTGTATTATAATATGCAGATGTTTGTATTTCAACATACAAATATTTCAAATCTATGAATTCTGGAACAATTCCAGCGACTGCGTAACTTTTTAACTTTTGAATTAAGTCTCTTTTTGTTTGATCAGATAAAAAATCACCATTTCGGGGTTTTACAGAGATAAAAACCCGACCAAAACGAGGTGGACTGAGTTCTTCACCACCATAAGCAGTTACAGACTCAACATTTGGGTAAATATACGCTAAAACTGACTCAAAATCGGATGCCGTAACTGCACGATACTGAGATGAGTAGATTCGAGGTGCATAATACTTAATTGAAGAGATAGATTCAATATCATCACCATCTCTTGACTTCTCTTCCGTGGTAACTAACGAAATAGTGTCTGGATTAATCGCAGCACCGTCTTGATTTGTAATATTTCCTACAAAACTAAACTCAGAAGCACCATTTCCATCTTTTCCGTCACTTACAATGTATGAAGCTGTGATAAAATTACCATTTGATAACTTTTTACCGATTACATTATCACCAAAAATTAATTCATACCTTTCATCTTCAATTTCTTGTAATAAGTATGAAGAAGATGTTGATGTGATTCCAATTATGTTGTCAATTTGTTTGTAGTTAACAATTGCAGTTGATGTTTCTGATGGTTTAACTTTGACTTTGATTGTTGAGGTGTCAACAAATGAATTTTCAAGAATATATCTTTGATTAAACAAAGAAGTATCGACTGTAAAGTTTTGTGATACGAAATTTCCTTCAAAAATTTCAATATTATTAAACTCAGCAACTCCATTTGTAACTGAAACTGTGATATCCTCTGGAATACAGAAAATGTAGTTTGAGTTTTCTCCAGAACCATTACAAATGATTCCAGAGTTCAATGTTAATGTTGCAGTCTCTGTAAGACCACTTACAGTAAAAGATATTCTTGCTCTTGATGATCTACGAGATCTTGGAACATAACCAATGTTTCTGGCAAGTGCAACAACGTTTTCTCGAAGTGTAGCGGAATCAAGAAAACACTCATTTGCTGCCATATTCGTATTATAAGCAGTCGTGTATGTATTATATGCTAATGCGTCAATAATTATTGAAAGGTTCGATCCTTCAAAATCATAATCAGTAAAATTTGTATTCGCCTTCAGATAATCTCTGATGGAGATCTTGATTTGATCGAAATCTAAATTAACGTATTGACCGAAAGCCATTATACTCTAGCTGGGAAAAGGAGAACGTCTACTTCTTGTGTTGGAGCGGGAATACCAACAATATCATATTGAACTGTGCAATTCATTTCATTTGAATCTGCNGATACCGTCACATATACAGTAACATTNTCAATTCTTGGTTCATAATTAAGCAAAGATGACTTAATTTCATCTGAAATTCGTATTTCACTNAAATTAGTNTTTAAATCAAACAAAGATTCGTTAANTACTGAACCAAAAAAGGGATCAAATGGTTTTTCACCAAGAATTGTAAAAACTATATTCTTTACAGACCTTTTAATCGCATCTTCATTAGAAATTGTCACTACATCATTCGTCACAGGATGACGTTTGAAGGATAAGTTGATATCTTTGAATGCCCTAGAAGCCACTATTTACACAAAAAGTTTCCTG